CTATGCTGACGGGGTATAAACGCACTGATAACGTCAGATGCGTAATAACTGTCTCGCTTGAATTTAGCCGAGATCGAAGCAGCGCTGTACTTATATTGATCGAACGAGAACACAAAGTTACCCGTATCCATCTTATTGTACTTAATTGCCTGACCTTCAGCGAAGTCGAGTGTCTCTGCTTCGCCGATGCTCGGAATATTCAGTGTAGTGCCATCTGGGAAATCCGTCAAAACTCGAACAAACCTCATAGCATTGAGGTCATCTAACAGAAGTTCTTTAAGCTGGCGTGACCAGATATTACTTCGGATTAGATGCTCATTGGTAGCGACTGTAAAACCAGAAGCCATGAGCTATTCCTTTAAGGTTAATCAGAGTGCATTAAAGTCACCATCTTCGAATTTTTCTTTCAAATCAATGGCGTCATGATGCATCTGAACTTGAGTTTTAGGATCATAGTAGGCTTTAGGATTAGTCTTCTTCAATTCCTGATAATAAGACCAAGTACGATCCTTTGTGCTTTGAGGAACAAAGGTACCTGTTCTATTGTCAGATCTCGGAGGAGTCTGGAAGTTTTCGCGTTGAACTGGAGTATCTAAATCCAAGGTCTTGAAAAGGACCGAAGGATGTTGTCTAGCCAAGTTGTTTACGAAGTCTTCTGTTAAACCCAAGCCATCTATTTGTTGTTTAAGAACGGATTGATAATTACTACCATACCGTTCCTGTAATTTGCTCCTAACCACGTTGAAGTTCTGTTCCTGCTTCTTGGTCAATTCATGTTCTTGAATTTTAGAAGACACCAGACTTTCAATTTGTTTAGAATCATATTGGGGCTGAATATTCTCACCGGCGTTAGGGGTGTTAGCGGGTTGAGTTGGTTGCTGTTGCTTTGATTCTAGTTGTCCAATCAAATCTTCAAGCTTCGCCCTTGCGACGCTTTCCTCTCGCATCTTTAGATAGTCTTCGCGTAGTTCGTCACGTCCGCGCTCTAAAGTCTTGATGTAGGCATCTGATTCTGCTTTTCCTCTCGCAAGCTCCTCCGGGGTCCTGAATTTCTTCCCTTCTCCGACGAGTTCTTGTAAGTAGTTCTTAGCAGGATCTATTTGGTCATCTTGTGTACTATTAGGGTCTAATAGATTATCACTCATTTGGTATGTCTTTCTGTTGGTCCAGATCTATTAATCTTCGTATCCACATAAGAGCAGCTGCATATCCGAAGAAGTATGCTGTCTTATATTGCCAGTTAGGGGTATCAAAAGACTTGTGATCCAGTTCTACGAAGTCTACGCCTTTCTTTTCTTCGTCTAGTAAGTCTTTAAGGCGGTTCAGAACTCTTTTAGAACCTAGGATGCTGCTTTCAAATGATACCTTCTCTTCTGGGTCTTTTATATTCTTAGTCCAAATCGAATACATTTATGGTCCTTGCATCGGTGGGGGTGGGGTTCCAGAGCCAGGCATGACATCAAAGTCCTCTCCGATACCAGTGGCTGTAGTATTCTCAGCCATAACCTGCTGTTGGAGAATCTGGATCTGCTTCTGTGCATCAGCTTGCTCAGCCAATGCGATATAGGGAACGACTACTTCGTAGTCTTCCAAATTAAATATGTCTTCCATTATCTTGGCTAACTTAACACCTGAGAAGTGTGGTTGTACTGTAGGCCAGAGTTGAGAACCTGTTAGATTAGTAAGGTTCTGTACTAGCTGAGCTTGCTCAGCGAAATGCCTCGCAGCAATCGGTTTGATTCTCCCGATGCCGGTGATGTCTTCTACAGTCAGTGCTTGGAACGATGCAGTTTTGAATTCGTCATCAAACACCTTAATGACGGTAGAGCCGGTAAGATTGCGTCGAGCAAGCTCAAGCATAGCATTCAGTAGAGGCTCAACCACTTGTTCTTCAAATTGTTTAATCTTATTCTGAAATACCCGGGCAGCTGCATTCTCAAGACTTTGGACTTCGTATTTTGTCTTTTCGCCCGGAGTACGAAAGCCCATGGCTTCACGAGGAGCACCAGCCATTTCCTCCATAAGTTGTTCAAGCCGTTGAATCTGCATATCGGCTTGCATAATATTTACGTCTGGCTGGACTAGCTCAACGTCACCTTCTTCGGAGACAAAGATCTTCTCACCAGGCTGCCAGGTATAGTCTTCGACAAATCCTTTAACCTTTTGAACAGGATAAGTAGTTAGATCGAAGATGTCTGCCTTCATGTTCTCAATGTGATCCAGTCGATATTGCATACCTACTAGATTATCTAGTGGACCCATCCCCCACAGGTTGTCTTGCTTTCTCCGCCAGGGAGCGTGGAATATAGGCGGATAACCGAAGTAAGAGGGATTCGGCTTCTTCCCGATAAGCTTGTGGCGGTCGACAACTGTGATGACATGGTTCTTAAGAAAGGTATCATGTTCTGGGTCATATAAGTCACCATAGAATGTTAGTATTTCTACTGTGTCAGATTGGAGATAAGCCCTAAAAGAAGTGAAACCATCAATACGATAAAGATTATCTCGCTGTATCCAATCACCTTGAAAGTTTTGTGCATGAGAACGAACATCCTTCAAGTACCGGTACAATTCCTCGTACTCTTCTCGATTCTCATCGTTGGTTATCTTCTCTAGCATCCCTTTGAGTTCACCGAGATTAACCAGGGACTTGATGATCTTAGGAGAGTTCCTAAAACTTTCGGTAGTAGGGTTCATTACTATGTCTAGAGGATTAATACGCCTAACTCCCGGGCCTATGTAACCAGTCTGTGCACGACCATCTTTTGTCTGTACACGTTCGTCTATCCATTCAACAGTGGGAATGCAATTTCCAAAGTCTATATAATCTAAGACAATCTTCTCCATCTCTTCTTTAAAAGAAGGTTGGGTAATCATCCAAGCTGCATAATTGGTAATAGCATCACGCTTCTTAGTGGAATTGGAATCTTTCTCGTTCGCTTCCCAGACTAGCCATTTCCGCTGTGGGAATAGAGTAGCCATATAATTAGCATACAGATTATCCCTGATTTGACACAGCTTTGGAACGGTAGTCTTATTCTTCCAAGGTAGCGATGAATTAGTTGTAGATGTCGTATCAGTAGCATAGACGTATCTCCTGATCTCCTCCCAATCGTTCTTCTTTAGCTGCCTCATCATATCCCACTCACACCACTTTTCAGTGATGCGGGTGGCTAGTGCATCCGGCTGGAGTACATCTGAAAGTTCAAGAACTTTAGAAGTCATGCGACGCCGCCGAACTTACCGTGGTATTGAAATGCACCGATACTTTCCTTTTGTGATTTAAATAGATCAATGGGGGCAATAGCAAAATCTATTGCTGAGGCTAGAGCGTCTTTGATGTCATCGTGCGCAGGATTAGAAAAGATAAGCTCTTCTTCAAGCTGTTGACAATTACCGCCCATGTAATGCCAGATCTGATGATTAGCGTATCTAGGTTCTAGCGTAGACATGATGCGTTCTAGCTTAGAACCCTGCCAACGAGATGGCCTATACTCGTCTACTGTTAGAGACAAGCCCAGAGGCCTGATATAGGTCTCCTTTAAGTCTCTTACTATAACCGCTTGAGCTACGCTTACTTCTGCTCTGATTTTTCGGAAGCCCCACTTTTCGTAGCATTTGAGGATCCTTTGGAAGTAGTCCGAGATCTTGTCCGTTTTGAACCGGTCGATCTCAAGGACGTAATAGTTGTTTTGTCCGTCGACTCCGACGACGACGATTGAGGTGTAGTCTGACTTCTTTCCGGTGCTGTAGGCGAAGTCAACGGCTGCAACGACGTTGAGCCGCGCGCCTTTGAAGTACCATCTGCCTTCTCGCCGTGATAGGAAGTTGGCCTCGTAGTACTGGAAGAGGTCTCGCTTGATTGGGGACGAGTCGATGTCGTGCGGATCGTTATAATATTGGGCCCTGAAGTGTATCTTGTTAAGGTATTGTGCTCTCTTTTTACCCAGGACTTCAATGTCGAATCCGAACCATTTTCCATCTGACCGCTGTTGTCTGGGCCAGAGGAACTGTCCGGTGCCATCACCAATTGATTCCACTTGTCTTTCAAAGATTTCAAATAGTGGTGTTGCTTTACAAACGTTTCCAAGTTCATCGTATTCTTCAATCTCCATTTCAATTAAGTTAGAATATAGATCTTTGGGGTGGTATCTCGTACCTACAACCCATTCACGTGAATTGATGCCTTCCACCGATGACAAGTAGGAGTATTGGTCCATAACCTTGTTTCGGGTATCCTCGAGATATGCATTGGAGGACACGACAACGTCGTCAAGTACCGCGATATCGCAATGCATGCCAACGATATTGGAAGTGAGACCAGCAGTAAATATAGTAGGATCACGGATAGACTCCGCTTTACGGCGGGGGTCATCAACAGAGATTTCTCGCTCTGTCCACTTCTCCCTCTTAGTTTCCTCTTTCTCAACCATATCGGGCCAGAATAGTCGGTATGTGTCGGAGGTTAGAATATCCTTGATGAACTTGAGCTGCTTAACAGCTAGGTTCGATGTACTAGAGATGAACAGGACTTTGAGGGTCGGGTCCTTGGTAATCTCCCAAGCCACACGATACGCTATTAGAGCGC